ATAAACCAGTAGTGGAACATGAATTAGTGCATTATGCACTTTGGAAACAAGGGAAAAAATTTGGAGATTATCAAGAAGATTTTGAGAATAAACTTTTAGAGTTGAATATTCGTTCAAACAACCCTGAAAATTCAAATGTTTATAGTTTTGGGGTGGAGAGTGTTGAATCAGAGAATGGGATTGAGGACACGCTATCTTTAATTATACCGCCTAGCAAATCATCTGAAAAAGATTACAAGCACGTCCTAGAAAAATATATAAATAAGTATAACAGCAATGATGAATAGGGGGAGAATAAATCAAACATGACAAATTGGTTTGTACGGATAAACCACAGGAAAGACAATAAAGGGGAGTTTTACTCAGAACAAGTAGAACGTAAGCTATATTTTGACTATGCTACAAAACGTGATGTACTTGATAAAGTGAAAAAAGACTACCCTGAGTATTTCTTTGATAAAGTACCACAGAGGACGGTAGATGGGGAGTTATTCTATGTCAATGTCTATGAATTAGATAGCCATTGGGAAGAATTTTGGACTGAAAAAATCCCTTGTCAGTATTGTGGAGAGAATCCAGTCAATAGGATTGATCTAAAAAATAATAACTATAGTGGCTATTATTTCTGTTGTTTGGAGCATGAGGAACGGTTCTATGAAAACCGATTGAGGGAAGATGACAGAACTTACCAGAATAGCAAAGTAGTTGGTTTTATTTACAAGATTACCCATAAACAAACAGGGAAAATATATATTGGAAAGACAGTCAACCACCCTATTTTTAGATGGTTTCAACATTTTAAAGCGCAGTCAGGTAGTTATTTTCATGAAGCAATAAAAGATAGCAAGATTACAGATTGGACGTATGAGGTTATAGATGTATTGGAAAAAGGTTTAGAAAAGGACTTACTAGACCTAGAAAGTAAGTATATAGCAGAGTACAACGCAACAGATCGTGATTATGGATATAACACGAAAGATTAGAGAAAGGGGAAATAAGATGAAGAAATTGACGGTTAGAGGGATTTCCACTCACGAAGAAAGTAAAGGCGAGTGGGAATATGGCTACCTTATTGAAGATGAAGGAATATCTTATATTATCAATAGTGTTGTGGAAGCAAATGACGAGTATATCACTATTGGAGAGTGGTGTTCGGTAGAACCTGAAACGTTGGGGATTTCAACAGGCTTGTTTGATAAAAAAGGGGTAGAAATCTTTGAAGGGGATATAGTAAAACGATATAAAAGCCCCTTTTTCAAGGCAGAATGGGAATATCAGATTGAAACTGTAATCAAAGAAAAAGCCAGTCTTTTGTTAGGGCGAAAATATGGCAAGAACTTTGGGACAATATCATTCGATTCGCCATTTGCTAAAAGCGAGTTGTTGGAAGTCATTGGCAGTATCTATAAAAATCCAGAGTTGCTAGAAGAATGAATGGGGAAAAAATGAATAAAGCAGAATGGAATAAACTTGTAGTAAGAAAACTAACTGATGAAGAAAAAGAGGTTTTTGGAGATAAGGCGAAAAGTATTTGGGAAGGAGTGACACCTGATATTGACGAGGAAGTGTTGGTTTACACTCCAGAAATCGGAGTGACTACAGATACTTGGATAGACTATGGAAATGGGGTTGGTTTTGAAAATTATGATTATGACGTGATTTATTGGACTAGCTTCCCAGAACCACCGAACGAATGATAGCGAAACTTTCAAGGTTTATCAGGACACCTGATAGCCTTGGGAGTTTATTTTTTGCTAAAGAACACAAAAACATAAGACAAAAACACAAAAAGATAATAAAAACTGTTGACAAAGAGAGATAGAGGGTGTATAATATAATCATAAATAAGAACAGAGGTATAAAAAATGAGTAAGTTCAGATTGTGGGATAAACGTTTTTCGGAGTTTGTGAAAGATTTTTTCGTAAGTGAAGATGGCAAAATCTACAAAACATCAACAGATACAGGCTATGGGATTGCTATATCAAGGGAAACAAGTGATAAAGTTGTTTTAATGCAATCAACAGGATTGCTTGATAAAAAAGGGGTAGAAATATTTGAGGGAGATATTCTTGCCAGAAATGGAAGAGAAACTTTATCAATAGTTAGACGAGGTATTTTGTATAGTAATTTATGTTTTTATATTGAAGAAGAATACAATGGAGTTAAAAGTTTTGAACCTTTTAACCCTCACCTTCCACATTTTTACACAATCGTAGGCAATATCTATGAAAATGAGGAGTTATTAGGACAATAGGGAGAAAAGGTATGGAACTACTTGTAAAAGGAACGTATGACAAGAAAAGCGAGCGTTGGTACGTTGATACAGACGAAACAACAGTAGAAGCAATGAATAGCTTTTTAGAAGAACATGACCTAGATGTGTTTGAATCATGGCTAGGATATTTGGAAGGTGGAATGAGTAGCGAAGCCTTGGCTTTTGTTGACTTGTTACAAACTACCGAAGATGAAATTGAACTTGCAGACGGTAGCAAGATTAAGCTAGTAGAAGGGTAGGGAAAATGGAACAACGCTTTACAAAGAAAGACTTTTATGTAGGTCAGGAAGTATATGCAGAATGTGTTGGCATTGGTAACGCAAGGGATAACGTAGGTAGTATTAGTGTAGAAACTGTAACCGATGTTGGGAATAAGTATGTTACAACAGACAAACGTATGTATCGAATTGCAGATGGCGTTATATGGACGGACTATTCTCCTAATTATGTATTGTGGATCAATAAGAACGAGGTAGAAACCAAAGTAGCTAAAGATAAGTTGTACTCAAAATTATCATGGGAGTTTACTATGGGTTTAGGTGGCTTGCAGGAGCAAAGTCTTTACAAAAAACTGAGCCTAGAGGACTTGCAAGAGATTGAGCGAATTATTGATAAAGGAGAAACAAAGTAAATGAAGGTATATAACGCAATCGGAACAGTCTATAATGTCTTTGGAAAATTGAAGAAAAAAGAGCTTATCGGCTCTTTCTCAACGCTAGAACAAGCAAGAAACGCAGTCAGTCAGGTAGCAAGCAACTATGACGAAGTGGGAATAGTTGTCACGGAGCTTGACAAGGTGGAGACAAAGGAGCTATAAAAGGAGTAGCGAGGTAAAGCATGGGATATACAGGGTGGCTTATGCCAGATGGGGAGTTTTATTCTTGTAAACATTCTAAGCATACAGAATTATTAAGGGAGTTATTAGAGAAACCTAAGTATAAATATTTAATGGAACAAAATATTGAAAAAGGGAAACGGTATAATGATAAACCTGATGGGGTTGTTTGCTTTTGGGATACTAGCTTTCAGTATGCTAGTTTTGAAGGGGAAATGACAAAAGACACAGAAGAATTTCTTGTCAAACATTTCAATGAATTTAACGATAGGCAAAAACTATGTATCTATTATAAGTTTTACTCATTAAAAAACAAGACTAAAGAGCAGGAAGAAGCCTTGAAAAAATTCAAGAAATATGGATAAATGGAGTAAGTTTTAAAAATGGAACAAGAACGCTCAATAGATAACATTGTGTGGCAGTTGCCTATAGCAAGTGCAGATAACAATAATACAGGCTATATTCATGGCAATGCAAAAACTCATGCTTTTGTAGTTTGTAGTGACAACCTTATGCACGATTCTTTATGTAAAAGATACGGTCAATACACTAAATATTTTGAGACTATCAACATTGAAGGAGTTGAGGAAAAACACCTATGTAAAAAGTGCCTGAACGCCTACAAGAAACTAAAAAAGAAAGAAGGAGACACTAATGGAGCTTAAAGGGAAAACCAGAGAGGGAGAACTTGTTACTTTGCTATCAGGAAAGGATAGCTACACTATCGAAGTAGTAGCAAGTGAAGATGAAAAAGGTAAGAAGAAGTCTGACAAGGCAAAAGAGCCAGTACGGATTGGGAATTACAAGAATGAATTTCCAAAGAGTTCGCTTGAAATGTACGAAGTGAAAAAGCATGATAGCGAAACAAGCGTGAAGTTCAAGTTTGCAGGAGAACGTTTTACCTTCTCTTTTGTAACTGAGACACCATACGAAAAAGTGGTGGAAATGCTAGAAGTAGGTTAAAATGGGAAAGGACTGCTATGATATATTTGCCAAGATTTCGTGCGTGGGATATTAAAAACAAGAAAATGGGAGAGCCTGATATTATCATAAATAATGGGCGAATTGATGAAATTAAAATATGGGGAGATGAAACTGTACCTGATGAGGAGACTGATTGGAGAGAAACATCAGATTTTTCACTAATGATGTCAAGTAATGTTTTAGATGTCAAGAAAAAAGAAATCTATGATTTGGATATTTTGAAATCAACAGCATCAGAATTTCCTGAAGATCATAAATATTGGATTGTGACACATGAAGATGGTGGCTTTAATGTTCGATACTATTTTCTGCCAAAAGATAAGAGAAAACGCTCTATTGCAGAAAATGAGTTGCTTTGTAAAGATAATGTGGATTGGTATAAATTCGAGATTGTAGGGAATGTGTATCAAAATCCTGAACTGTTATCTTCTGATTTAAAGAAACTTTTGAGGAGGAAAGAAAAATGAGCAAACATAGACGAGTTGAAGGTATGTCTGAAATTTGGGTAAAAGGCTATAAGGACAAGGAC